AATCTTCCTGCGACTCTCACAAGAGAAGGAGCTAATTTAGTCCCGAGCATTTTGTCGACTCCTCCGAGTCCCATTCTCATCATCATGAACATTTTAAAGAGCGGAGCAGACAGCAGAAGAAGCCCCCCAAAGGCGATAACGACCGATTTTATTGGCTGTGGGAGTTTTGAGAATTTTTCAATGAGTTTCCCGATTTTAATGACGAAATCCGAGATGCCATTTGCGACTTTTAAAACGGTAGGAGCAAGCTCGTCTCCGAGCTTCTGCAGCATGACAATGACCGCTGCTTTCGCTCGATTCAGCGCGTGTCCTGTTTTATTTACTCCTTCTGTCATTTCCTTGTAAGCCTCTACGCTTGCGCCTGCGCCTTTCACCATCTCCCCGAGTTTAAATGTATAAGCCTCTTCCTGTGCTCCGAGGAGAGCAGTTACTCCGATAAGTCCTTCCTTTTCGGAAAAAAGTTCTCCCAGCCCGACTATTGTTCCGTCTGTCTTTGACTGAAGCAGCTCTAATGCCCCCATGAGGCCAAGGTCTTCAATCATCAATCCATGAGTCGCGTATCCACTATCTGCCAGGGCTGCCGTCATTGCTTCTGTCGGCGTTATCATCGCCCCGAGAATTCCCTTAAATTGAGTTGAAACTTCCGCAGCGTTGCCCGTAACTCCTGTCAAGGCTGCAAATCCGGCAAACAGCTCTTCCTGTGAAACATTCATTGCCGTTGCAATTGGAACAACTTTACCCATAGATGCCGCAAGTTCCGGAAAGGTCGTCACTCCAAGTTTAGTGGTGACAAATGCGAGATCTGCTACTTTTTGAACAGCCTTCGCGGTTGTGTCTCCATATCCTTTTGTGACAGCAGAAGTCAGATTAATGGCATCTGTTGTCGCTGCGACCCCTGCTGCTGCAGCGCGGACATTTAGGTCGAGGATTTTTACAGTATCTGACGTGTCTCCGAATGCGGAGATAACCTGATAAAGTCCTGCTGCAATATCGGCTGTCGATTTTCCTGTTACAATAGACAGATCTTGAACCGCATCTTTGAGATCCTCAACTCGGTCTATGTTCCCAGGAATTAGCGTCGCGACATTCGCCATTGCTTGGTTAAAATCAACTGACGCTTTTGTGGCTGCAATTCCGATGGCTGCGACAGCGAGTGAAATTTTATTGAGTCCCTTCTGGATCTTTCCTTTATGCTTGTCGATCCCTTTCTCAAGTTGATTCATTTTTGCTTTAAAATCAGAGACATCTGCTCCGATCCGAACCAAAAGTGATTTTATAGTCATAAAGATCTCTCTTTTTGTCTTCGTTCCCATATCCTTTTATGGATAGCTGCGTGTTGATCCTTTTATGGATAGCTGCGTGTTGATCTCTCAGGGTTTCATAGTCTTTTCTCGTCATTCGCGACGCTTTGAGGCTTTTGTGATCCTTGAAAAGTTCCAGGTGTGACAACAACTCCAAGGGATCCATACGCCGTTTGAGCGATCCGAGCCCAAGCCCGATAACGTTCATTAAGTGAGCTGTCTGCCAGCTTATTCTGATCCATTCTATTTTCTCTTTTTCTTCGTGCCCTTTGAGCGCTTCGACAAATTCTCTTGGTTCTGTCCATCCGAGGATCCCGAAGGCTGTTTGACGGAGCTCGCTCCAGTTCCAGAATCTTCTTTCTTGCCCTCCACTAGAGAATTCGTTTCCTTCATCGCGAGAGCCACGCTTGCTGCTTTTTTTGAGAGATCTTTTTTCATGTCCTCTGGAGACGCCCCAAGAAAGGCTTGAAAGATTTTCATGAGCAGCTCTGCGATAGATGGCAGATCATAGTCAGATTCTTCCAGGAGCTCTATCGTTTTTTCTCGCGTCATTTCCTTGTCTTCTCGGACTAATCCAATATATACAAGAAACGACACTTGATCGATCGACAGCTTTCCTTTTATGAGGTTTTCGCTCAACTCTTCAAGCAGTTGAATAAAAGGAACGTCGTCATATTCCTGTTCCAGAAGCTTGATCGCCTTGAATCCATATCGCAACTCTCTTTCTCTGTCGAGTTTTACATAAACAAACTCTTTTTTTGCCTTCATGTTTTCATTGTTCATTTTCTCTCCTCGAAGATCTTGAAGTTACCAGCTCCAAAAGATCTTCTGTTTTTTTAATTACTAACTGGCTGTCGATTCCAACTCTCCTGATCCGTTAAGAGTTCCCGTCGCCGTTGATTCTGCGGAGTAAGGTCCCTCAAAGGAATAGCTTGTCAGAAAGCACGTTCCCGAGTAAGTGTTTCCTGCAGGAGTCGTGATGATAATGGCTGCGGATTCATGATTGAAATACATGTTTTCGACATTCTGTTCCGCGTCATCGTCTTCCAGATAAAGCGCATCAAAATCGATTGTCCAGGAACGCAGCCCTGCAAGATGGTTCATCCACCATGAAGAGTCTCTTGATGTAGTATCGATGATATCCATCGACAGACTCAATGAGACGTTCCTTTGTCCTGCGAGGACTTTTCCTCCGACGCTTAGAGTAAAGTTTACTCCTGATACTGCTGGCATAATAAATCTCCTTTCATAAAATTTGGATAATATAACTAAACTCGATTATTCCGTGATATGAGATAATTCCTTTTTTATCTTCAACCAGGAGTCGAGATCCAACTACTTGGGGAAGTAATTGTTCTACATTCAATTTTCCCTTCGAACACCCCGGAGTTGTCTGTCCATACATGGATTCGATGATTCAGGGTGAATCCGGATATATCGCGCGCTCCCCAGTCTGCATCGTCCATGTCTCCGATCTCAATATATGGAGCTTCTTGATCCTGTGCGACTTCATCAAAAACTTTATCCGTATATCCGGTCATATTCGGATCTGTTGTCAGCCTTGCATACGTCGCTTTCTGCACAGGAAAGGCAACGTCTATATATTGAGGACGGGTCATTTCTTTTCTCCTCGAAAGATAATGGCCTTTGTTGAAATTGTAATATTTCCGCCTGTAATCCGCATGTTACATGCAGCTTTATATTCATTTGAAGCTTCAAGATGTTTGTCAAGTAGTTCGCGCTTCTTCTTTGAGTTCAATCCTGAGTATTTAATCCAATTTTTTACAGAAAAATTATGTGTCCAGTGAATAGTCTTTTTTATATTCTTAAATCCTGCAGCAATCATCATGTGTTCATATTGTGTTTCATCCCACATGATTCGATTATCTTTTATTGCAAATATTTCATCATATTCAGCTGTAACGGCAAGATCTGGAACAACAAATTGAGTGAGGATCATTGCTTTTTCTTTTTTGAGAACCCGAAAACACTGATCGAACACCTTTGTTATTCCTGTTCTTATGTGCTGCATGACAGATCTGCACACAATTCCATCAAATATATTATCGGCAAAAATAAGCTTTCTTGTGTCGCATCTAAGATAATAATCATTTCCATTTTGCTGGCAACGCTGAAGCATGTCAGGAGACGAGTCAATTCCTATTATTTCGCCAACAAAAGGAGAAATCGCCTTTGCAAGTATTCCTGTTCCTGTTCCAACATCAAGGATGAGATCATTTTTTTTGAATTGGCAAGATTCGAGAATTGCCGAAAGAAGAAAAGAATCCTTTATCCAATTCAAATGATTATATTTTCTGGATCTTTTCTTCCAATATTCACAATTGAAGCTTTTCAAAATCATCTCTCCTTGCTTTACAGTCTGTAAAGTAATGATATCCTGGATTATAAGTGCGCCAGTTGTCGCCATAGCGAGTTTTAAGATATAGCAATGGATCTGAAGGAACAAAAACAGAAATGTCTCTAAATGCTACTTCCTTCAACTCTCCGAATAATTTTTTCGCAAACACGTTTGCAACAATATCTGGTTTTCCCCAGCCATGTTTTTTTGATGCTCCAAAAACATAATGATAAGAATATTTTCCTTTATCAAAAAAGAAGAATATGTCAACTTTTTCACCATCTTTTTTGAACGCAAGAGATATCTTCTGTTCTTTTGTTTGCCATTCATGCTCAAGGGTGAACCCCTCTTCTTTAAATGCTTTTATAAGATAATCCCAGAGGATAAGATATTGAGCTGGAATTCCGAGGTCAATATCGCTATCAGATACAATGAAATCTTTTTCTCTCACAACCCCTAAAAGCGTTCCTGCCGTGACCCACCATTTAAGGTGAAATAGGTTCAAGATCTTGATTACAAGTTTTAATATTTCAAGCTTTTTCTTTTGCTCATACATTCGCTTGTCCTTCTTTTGTTTTCCTTTCGTATCTCTTTTTCCAAAACAGTGCCTTCTTCTCTCTGAGAGCCTTCTCTTCTTCTGTTAGCTGCTTATATGTTCCGTTAATTTTAGCAGCCTCTTTCCTTGATTTTTTCGACACTTCATCAAAGATTTCTCGCGCTGTTTTAGCGCCGTCTGAAACTTCGACGCTCTTCCCATATACTTTTTCAAGAAAAATGCTATGTTGAGAAACGAGACCTCCTGTCGCAAGATCTATGACCTTTATTCCTCCTTCGGCCTGGATCATATAGATCCCAAACCGCTTTCCTGTTTTTAAAAAATACGTTCTCCAGGATTCTTTCTTTCTTTCTTTCGAGTTGCGGAGAATCTCATATTCATCTTGCGCAGGCTTTCTGTCGTGATTCGCGATAACGGACGGCGTATAAGCAGCCTTCCATTTTGATTTCTTTAGATCCAGAAAATAATTCAGATGCTCATGAGCAACCTTATAGTCCGCATCCCAGGGAACATCGCTCCAGGTTTCTTTTCTCATAAGAAAAAAGTTCAGAACAAGATCTGCGAAATGGAACGGAATTCCCTGGGTTTCATGCCAGTCAACTCCGCGAATCTCTTTCATGTAATATCCGTTATCAAAGAATTCGAGATTATATTCATAGTTCCATCGCTGCCCGTTTGTGATGAGCTGCCCGGCGACAAGTCCGATTTCCGGATGCGCATCAAGGATCTCTTTCCAGTTTTCAAGCTTTGTTTTTTCCGTGAATATAAAATCATCGTCGCAAATCATGACATATTTTTCTTTTGCAACCGATAGCCCTATGTTTCGTGACGCTGAAAGTCCGGCGTCCCAAGGAACTCGAAAATAATTGATCTTATTCTTAAACATAAAAACTTCTTTATGATAAGAAGTCTTTCCTTGATCGACGACATAAATGCTTATTTCCGGATAGAATTTTCTTATGCTGTTTAAGCAACCGATCAGGACATTATCCCGAATAAAAGTCACAACAACGATTCCGACATCTTTCATATTGCAGCTCCTTCTCTTTCTCTCTCTCTTTTTTCCATGCGCCGGAAGAAGTGATCCTGTGTTGATATCGATTTCCGGGCTCCCCTGTTCTTCCAGCTCTCTAAAAGGGCGTCAAGCAAGGCTGTTCGTTCTTGAGAAGCGGGAAAGTTCGGCTTGATTGCTTTTTCTGAAAGTTTTCTGTGTTTGATCCCAAAATAATCAAACATTTTTTTGGTCTCTTTGGAGTCTCCTATTTTTTCAAAATCAATTTCGAAGCTCTTGTCTGCTTTTTCCCGATAAAGATAATACCGCTGTCTGATTTCAAACCAATTATGGAGAATTTGCTCCGGAGCAGAAAGTCCTTTATGTAGCCGGATCAGATTGTTTCCCCACATATGAAATGAGAATATCAAGCGGATTCCTTTCAATATAAATCATATAAAGAGGCCGGAACCTCTCTTTGTAAATCACGCGTTCGACATAGCTTTTTATAAACATTTGATTTGATTCAAAATAGTTTCCATTCTGAGAATCATCCTGGATCTGCTCCATTTTTTGATTCAAGATCTCTTTCGTCGTTTTATTTATTCCACATTTGTTATTGACCTCGCGCATGACCTGCTCCGCACAGCGTGGTTCTGGCTCATGAAAGCTCGGGTACTCCGTGAATGTCACAAAAACATCTGTCAGGAGCTCTGTTCCGCAGCATCCAGTTGATACACAGAAAATAAAGGCCATTTTTATTATCCTTTTGGAAGAAGCGCTTTCAGCTTCAAATAAAGATATTTCTCATACTCCGGGCTATATTGATTATAAGCAGGAGCAAGATACGGCTTCGCCCTAGATCTTTTCGTCCCGAATTCAACATATTTTCCATAAAAGACATTTGTTCCAATATCCGCATATATGTCGACCGGATAAAGAACAAAAACCATGCTTCTCCGGAGTCTTCCAGTGATGAC